CAGCTTGTTCGTCCTCCATTAAAGATAATAAATCATTTTTTATTTTCATCTCTTTTTTATTTTTTGCAACACGTTCAAGCTGTTTCTTTAGCCATTCTTTATATTCTTCATCTCTACTATTTTCATCATCCATTGTACTTCGCCTTTCTTACACCATTAGCGTAATCTTTTAAATTTTTATTTTTTTTAAAAGCAGCCTTTTTTTTCTCTTCTTTAGGAGTTAAAGAAACTTTTGAACTTAATTTTAAATATTCACGTAATTTCTCTCCGTGAGAGTCTTGATCATCGCCTGTACGACCTAAAACTTCTTGTAACCGCGTTTTAGCCATCTAAGGTAACATCTTTAAGTTCATTTTTAGCAGGAAGCAACACAACACCATGTACGACCTGTCCTGTAATTTCCTGTGTGTGTTTCTTTGATACACCAATACGGTCCAGAATAGATTCAGCAGCTTTCATACGCATGTCCATCTGATTAAGCGGTGTAGTTCCATCAGCGTCCAAGCCTTCTACGATTCTTGTTGCTGCTTTGACGCCATTTACAGCCAGATAGTCCTTTGTACGTGCAGCTATCTCGTCACGCATGGACTGCATAAGCTTTGATCTGGATGTGTTATATCCTGCTGTACGCATGGCTTCGCTTATCTTTCCACCATTATCAAACAAAGCATCTAAGAAGCTTGCTTGCTTCTCTGTTAGCTTACGGCTTGGATCAGTACGAAAGGGTGTACCAGCTATTGCTTTACCGGACACGATGTTGCCAAAGTTTATCTAAAGAGTGCATATTGTTTAAGTTATCTCCATACTTCTGAAACTACTTCGTATCCACACATAGGACAAAGGTTGATCTTTATATCTTTTGTACTTAAAATATATTCACATTTTGTACATTGTTTGATTTTTTTATCGCTTTTGTTAGCTGTCATTGCTTGAATTGAGGTCTTCTGAAGACTTGCTGCAATTACAGGTTTCATTAACACAAACATAAGTACAGTCGCATCCTTTGCATCCATCGCAGTTACAATAGGGATTTGTGCAACTTTTCTCCATCTTTAAACGCTTGGTCTGTATAAAGCGATAACAAATCCAAATGGATTGTTATCAGCATAAGGATGGTCTATGCGTATAACCGAGCTTAAACTTTGATTATAGTCCTTGTACTTCAAAACAATGTCATCAATTCTAAAAGGCAAAGGCTGCATAAACGATATACATCTTCCAATTTGGATCATGCCTTTTAAAAAAGATACTGTTGATTCAAGACTTCTTGAGTCCTGTCGAGCTACTTCAAGAATTGTTTCTTCGCTAAGACACACAACAGTAGAATGAATGATGTCTCCCTTTTTCCAGTTGTTTGTTACTCCTTGAGACAACGCATCACTGGAAGAAAACCCCATTACCATACAAGCACAAAACAAAAATAAAATAAGTCTTGATGTGAACGTATAGTATCTCTGCCTTAACATTGTTTTAAGTCTGTTTAGCACTAGGACTCCATAGTTTTTCTGAATATCGGTGAAAAATATGCTAATCCAATCCCTCTCTTTTTCTGATGTATATGATTGAGGAGATATGATTGTGCATTATTTTTACCTTAATTATACATTATAACAACAATATAGCACTTTGTCAAGTAAAAAATGAATAAAAATAAATATTTTTTATAAGTTGTTGATTATAAAGATAAAGATAACATTTCTTTAACCAACTTCTGTGTTATAAATACCAGTGGTTTTACACAAAAATAAAAAAAATAACAAAAGGTGACAAAGGTGACACAAGTGACACTGTTTCTATTAAGTCAAATATATAGAAATCAAAATATTAACCTTTATGGAACTTGCGTCACCTTTGTCACCTTTGTCACCTTCTAATAAAAAAAAATAACAAAGTGTGCATTTTTTACTTGACAAGATGCTATTTCATGTGTATAATAGGAGGTACTCCTACGCCGGGGCTATATATACACCATAATAAAGGACACTTTGTAGTACTAATTAGCTCTGATTAGGCTTTATAGTAGTTTATAAGCATTTTTACATGTACTTGTTTTAAATTTATAAAAAATTCTTGGCTATGTGTATACCTGTATGGAGGGACCGGGGTGGCCCATACGTGCGGTGTTCTTGTTTTTTTCTCATAAAATGACGACAAATGCTCGCCGAGATTTGCAGCTATATAGGGAAGATGAGAACACCTGTACAACCCCGCCATTGCAAGGGAAGGTACTACGCAGCCGCGCACCCGCGTTATTAGTCTAAGGTGACAAAATGTTTTTTTAAGTACTGTGGAGGGCGGGGTGGCGCACAAAACAAAACTGCACAGATAAATACCTTATCCAATCGTTGCAGCACCTTGCGTATTAATCTTGGAGATCTACCAAGCACAGGGCAAAAAAAGAACCCGGCAGAGTTGCCGGGCTAAGTTTGGGGGAGGGGTAATTCGTACTCAGAACGTACGGGGGAGAGATGTATCTTGCCTGCTGCGGAATTCTTCGTCATAAGCTTCAGCATCAAGTTCCGCAGCTTTTCGGCTTACTCGCAGCGGATAAATATCACGCTGCAAATCAGCCTGAAACTGGAAGACTTTCACGATATCAAGCCGAGCTTGTGAATACCTATGCAATGTCGTTTTGATTGTTCCAATGCCCACATTGTTACGGGATACGTGTATTTCCTGAAATGTCTTGCATTCGGTAAAATCTAGCATTGCTATCACTCCGCGTTGGTTTCAATAACTGTATATTCACCATCGAGCACGGCATTGTCAAGCTCATCCGGTGTTATGCCAGTTACGATGAATTCACGATCATCAGCGGGAAGATGCGACCACACCTCATCAGCGTTTTTACAATTGCCCATATTAAATGCCATCACCTCTTGCCACGTAATGGGCAACGAACGCCAACGAACCTTTCCAGTTTTTGAAGATCTCCGTTTAATCAGCATTCTTTCGTTCCTTTCATCCTAAACAGGGAACACATAACCAAAAGCACAATAGCTCATCAATCCTACCAAGCCAGACAGAACAACCCAGAAGCCATATTCCCAAAGCTTCATATCGGGCAACCCATTACGCTCCAGATCACAAAGCAAGCTGCTAAGGTGCACACGGCACCTAGCAGGAAATCGTGGATTGTGTCGGTGTTTGGCATCACTGAATACCCATGTAAAGCCAGATAATCATATCAGCCATTGCAGCCATCGCTATGGCATACATAACGCCGAATATGGCGAGAGAAAAGTACAAAGCTTTATACATCACTCTTGCCTCTCAATATCTTTTTAGCCTCTATCGGTGAATAAACATCTTCGATAAACCGGACCATTATTCCCTTTAGGTCCATCATGACTTGGTGGTTACGATCTTGTTTACGTATCCTTTCCATGTCTATCTGGCGCTGTGCTTCATGCCAAACTGGTTTAAAATCAGCAACGTTCTGCACAGTTGCACTTACTTGTGGCTGTTCGTTTTCGGATATTTTGAAGTTTTTCGCCTCTGGATGATACACATAATTATTATTTTCATCTTTTTGTTTAGTTACTCCAAAAACGTTTTCTCTTATCCTTTTAACGCATCTTGTATATTCTGGTAGTTTTAAATATACGTCTGGATATTTTTCCTTCATTTCTTCTCCAAGCAATTTGTCTTGATGTGGTTCTGAACCTTTATATTCCACAATGCATTTTTTATTTTTTATTTTTTTACTGTGCCACTCTGGAATGAATCCAAGAATTTTAAGCCTATCCTTTAAAACATCTTTGATTTCGGACCGCATTTCTATTTCTTGTTGATATTTACCGCCCATCATATCTTAGCACTCCTTTTCGTCGTCGTGATCATTAGGGAAAATATCCATGCACACGGTGTGCGGATGGATTTGCTTATTCTCACACACAACACGGTATTCGCGTTTCTCTGTTGCGTATTTGGAATTAGGAAAACGTGCATTATATCGTGTTTGAAACAATCCCAGTAGCACAAGCTCAACTAGTACATCATGTCGAGTTACAACACCAACCCCTAGCTTATGTGGGTGGCGAAAAGCATACATTAAATCTGCCCACTCGGCATGATCAAAGCCTTGTTGTGCATGGTGCAACCATTCGCACAAAGCCTCGTCCGGTGTGAAAAATAAACCGTGTTTTGATCCCTTGTACTGCTTAACCATCTGCTATTCCCTTCCTGTGTTGAATGATCATCAAACTTAACACAAAGAAAAGGGACTGTGCAATCATCGCGACAGCCCCTTTAATTTTTCTGTGATCTTTAGACTAGCCTCAGAGCAATCCTATCACTATCGCTATTACGCCGAAAACGACAATTGCAACGGCCAGTCTGTACAGTATCAATACAATCTCAACCAATTACGCTGCTACCAATTCCCGCGCAACATCTAGCGCGATTGCTTTAGCGTCTCTTTGACCGTTCGGTGCACCGTAGATCGACCGCTCGACGTGGTGATCGCGCGTCTTAGCAGTTTTCAATGGCGAGTGATCCACAATATTTGTCACAGTCTGGAATGCACCCCAAACGGTCAAACTACCATCGTCAGCACGCGCAGACATCATGTTATGACCGGGGTTAATGACTGCATCGTCGTCACTTGTATCAGCAATTGCGCTAATTTGGTCGGCACTTAACACCTTGCCAGATTGTGCAGCTTCTTCCATTAGTCGAGTTAGAGCGTCCAATTGTGCTTTCGTCTCTGCTTTAGTAGGACCGGACTTAGCAACAATCTTAGGAATATCTTTCCCGCGAGACAGTGCTAAAGCTTTTTGGACTGCTCGTGATTGAATGACTTTGCCGTCTTTATTTTTAATCTTTCCACCGAATACACGTTGGAAGAATTCAAGTTCCTCTGCACCAGTAAGCACACGCCGAGCCATTTGGATTGCTTCACGTTCGAAGTCGTCAAATGCTTCATTAAACTGGTTCAATGCTGCATCCATTATTTCAGGATCAAACGCGACCTTGTGGTTGTGTCTTACTTCATCACTGGCAATCGACTTTGCCAGCGTCCAAGTGTTATTGCAAACTACGCGAACAGGCGAGAGCATCATAGTGTTGGCGTGCAATCCAGTATGATCCAACGTGAAGATTGCGTTGCTTACTACTTCATCATTGCCATCGAGCGTGAAGCCCTTCATTGGCGATGCCATAACCCAAACTTTACGACCGCCAAACAATGACCCGGCAGTGTGCAAATACAGTTTGCCACTATCAACATACGGTAAAAAAAAGTTAAACATCTCGCTATTCTGCGTGGCTAGATAGCGGTCTGTTACACTCTTACCAAGAATAGCGCCATCACTCACACGTTCGATGTAGTAGCTATCGTCTATCGGCGTACCATCTCTTTTGTGATTGTTATCTAGTCTCACGGTCCAATCTAAACCGGCCTCGATCTGGAAGGATTGCACATCACCAACATCGGCAAAGTCTATCGATTTGCCTAAACCATGCCACGGCGTCGCGCCGGTGAAAGCCATAGTTTCAATTTCATGAGACATAATGTCTTTTCTCTTTCAGTTGTTAAAAGTAACTAATGCCGCGACCATCGCGACAAGTAACAGAATAAACCAAATCAAAACAAAGACAAGCCAAAAAAAGAAGAAAACCGCGACGGACAAGCCGGTCACGATAAAAACTGATAATAAGTTTAAAATCGAGCAACCAGCTTGAACGGCGGCGACGGTGGTGGCGGCGGTGGGCCGGGGTTGGTGTTTTAATTTCAAGTTTAGAAAAACGTTACAGTTGACAAAACTTTATGGTTGACAAAACAGCTTTGCGTTTTCTGCTTTGTTATCGGTAACAACATCAACTTTACCTTTGACAATTGCCGTGATATTTCTTTTCATAACATGATGCCTGCTGTAACTAAATTTCATATTATGACACCGTAACTTTATAACTCTATCTATGTTCACATTACGATAATGTAACTTGTTCATATCAAACACACACAAGGTTTTGTCATTAACTTTAGAACGTGCTTCACCACCTATCGTGTATTTATGACAATTCAGTCTACCAGTGATTGTCCTATGATCTCCATTATGTTTGACAAATGTTACGGTAAAGATATTATTACCTAATAAGTCTAACCAGTTATCAATGTTATTAGCGTTATCAGGTAAGGCGTCCATTCTTTCTTCATTTGTCCAATACTCAACTAATGGGAATGTATACATAACTATTTAACCCTTTCTATGATTATGTTGGTGTCGTTAAACTCGTAACAAGCTAAACAATCCTTGCATTTTTGTCCTGTGCAATTTTCGTCGTTGTGTGGTTTGCTAACATTGTTAAACACTTTATCAAACCATTTGGGTGGCGATTTAATTACACTGTCAATTTTAGGATTGGAATAAACAAGTATTAAATTAAACGGTCGTTCCTGTTCCTTAAACACTGCACGAACAATATCTTTTCGCTTTGTCCACAATGCAAAGTTACAGTGAGAATTATACTCTGCAATCAGTGCAAAGTTTTTTAAATGTGTTTTGTTTATCAATTCACCGTGACCGTGAAATCTAAATTCACTTTCCTTGATACGTGGCAATTGATATTCTTTCAATAAAGATTTGCTGAGTATATCACTGTTATTCTGCCACGGTTTTATGCAAGACTTGCGATAGGTATTAAGCATATCGTGACTATAACAAAATGTACAGATAACGTCATTTTTTCCGCTATTGTACATCTTAACACAAAAATCATTTGATAATGTGTTTGTGTTTAAAGCTTTAAAGCCTTTAAGCTTTCCCGACATTTTGCTTATTTTAAGAGTATCAGACAACGCACTCATTCGTCATTCTCCGGTTTTCTCATGTTACGATTAAATGCTCGGCAATATTCATCATACCGCCGATCACATTCTGTTTTGTTATAATACCATTTCGGCATTATAGTATAGCTGCTTTCAAGTAGCTTTTCCCACTCGTAGCGCGTCATAGGTTCAACCATTACTAGTTTTTCTTTTCAAATAATAATATACTCTTTTTAATGGATAACGTTCTAATTCTGGTTTCAGCTTTAATCCTGCTTTATATTTTTCTTCACTAAGTTTTATCAACTCAACTTTGCTTAACTTCTGAATGTTGGTTGTATTCCAAATAACTTGCGGTATAGGTTTATTCCAATTATCTTTTTCTTCTTTTATTATTAGATCACGCTGGTTTTCTAATTCGCTTATAACATCACTTATAAAATCTAAATAGTAAACTGAAATAGAGGTAAAATTTTCTGCTTCATTTATTGTTTGTTGCCAGTCCTCAAATCTTTTTTTTGTTGTCGGTGATGGAAGCGCCTCTCCTAATGTATCGTGCCAAGTGAATGTTAGACTTTCCCGCATTATTCTGAACCTATTTGTTGTTTCAATTCATAATACCCAAAATATACAGCACCCTCTATAATAGGCGTGTAATTTCTAAGATTATACTTAGTTTTTATATTGTGTGGCACATACCACAATGCAAAACTAAATCCTTCATTATTCATTTTAGTAATTAGTTTATATGGGTCTACATTAGTTGATGTAGTAGAACCATTAGTAGCATAAAAGTGATATTCTTTTTTGCTTTTCTTAAAATCAAACTTGCGTTTAGCTTTTGTCAATTTCAATCTCCATATCAAGGACGTTGGTCACTACCCAAATTTTAGGGCGATATGAAATAAGATTATCAGGATGCGATGAAAAACACTCGCCAAGCTGGTACACTTCGTCGTGGTGTACTTTTTCCCACCGATTGTATTTGCCATCGCTTCGCTTGGTGTATTCAGTCTTTAAAGCCATAAGGGACGTATCCTCCAAAAATGTTGAAAATCCAGTTAATTTGCCACCCTAAAGCAAAAGGCCCGGCGTTGTCAAGCGACAATTTCACCGGGCCTTGATACATAAACTCACTATAAGTTTAATCAGATATAGATATCTTTTCTAAACTATCAATATAATCTTTAGTAACAGTTTGTAAATCCATTATATAGTTTTTCAATGGTACGATGTAAGGATAGTCTGGCATCTCTTCATCAAATACTGATAATAAAGTTTTTATATCAGAAACTCTTTGCTTAACAACAATTTTACTTTCTGGCGTGAGTGTCACTGTGACTTGAGACAGTAAAGCTTCTGTGTTATCGGTTGACATACTTTTTAGCGGTGACAAATTTTTATAATTGACAAAATCATTCTTCACGCTCCTATATCTACAATTTCACAAACTCCACCAGTACACGCCAACTCCTGTGTTCCTGTAGTAGTATCACCTTTTTCATATTGTTGTAATTCGTCCCAATCAATTGACAAAGGCATTTTAGTTGACAAATCAAGATACATATTCTTGTCTATATCTTGATAAGGTGCTTGTTTGTATGTGTGTTCAGAGAATGGTAGAAAAGATATTCCTGACAATGATTCAAAGTGATCCCAACACCAAGAACCTACTTCAAGCCATTCATGTTCCTTGACAGAAATAGTGACAGAAGGTTTGTGTTCACAATAGTTGTCTGCAACCTTCAACCACAATTCTAGTTGTTCTAACGCTGACATATCATTTCTACACACTGCATTGTCTGGACTTTTCATAGGAAATGAAAACACAGTGACACTATCTGGTGACGTAAAGTCTGGTTCGTTTGGTACATTCTTGTCACGCATAAACTCAGTTAACGGGTCTTTGTTGTCTCCTCTGACAGTACGAATAAAGTAGTCGTTGTGCCTTGCGTGAATGCCTGATGCAGCATCAACCAACTGTGACACTGTGCCTGACGGTTTGACACAAGTGACAGCAGCACTTTGATTAATACCTATGTCGGCTGACAAATTTATATTAGCAACAACTGCCATTTCTTTTAGCCATTGCAATTCCTCTTCTGTCGCATTGTAAACAGCAGGACAATCCATTATTCCAGTAAGTGACACACCAAGCAATCTTTCTTCTTCTGTTGTGTCTTTCCACCGTTTACGCAAATAACTAAAGTTAGTTAACGTAGCTTGAAAGGTTCCAAGAATTGTAGCAATCCTAACTTTATCTAACAATGTATCTATAGTGTCATCATGGCGACAAACAACTTCTGAAAGATTACAAAACTGGTAAGGTTTAAGAATAATCTCACAACAAGGATTAGTACCAAAATCTATATCGCCATTCCTTCTACCATTAGAAGAAGCTTTTTCTTTTGCAGATATTCTGTTGAAGATACCTCGCTCACCACTTTTGCTTTCATACAGTGACAACCATTCTTTCATAAAGATACCTATATCAGGTTTCTCTGTGTAACAAACGGAGTTGTTAGCTAAAGCTCTTTGAGGATTATCTACCCACCATTCTCCGCTCTTAGCCATACGCATACGTTCATCTGTAAGGTTTGACAAAGATATAAGCGCAGACCTACGCACTCCACCTACTACTACAACTTGTCCAATCTTACACATAAGATCGTGACATTCTATTGACGTTAACTTACGACCTCTAGATTTCTTGAATGTGTTAATTGTGAAGTCAAACAAATCAATAAGAGGCTCCGGTCCAGAAGCTCTTCCACCAAAAGTTTTAAGTCTTGCACCAGCGGGTCTGATCTTTGACGTATCTATTTTAGGAATACGATTGGTATACAAAAAAGAAATAAGATCACGTAATCCTCTTGCCCAGCCTTCTTTAGAATCTGCAACAGAAATCAGATCATCAGAACTTTCAAAATCAATATCAGGAACAGTAGGAAGTTTGTTGACATACTGTCTTTCTACTGAAAAACCTACACCAGTTCCATTCATAAGAATGTACAAACACTCATCAAAAGATCGTGGTGAATCCACAGGAAGATAAGAACAGTTATACCCTGCAATGTTTTCTCTTTTAAGAGCAGGACCAGCAGTCATCAATGCTCTCATTGACCCTAGAACTTCAAGATTGAACATAGAAGTTTCAATCTCAGAATACATATCGTCTGGAATAGTGTAGTCGTAGTTCTCTTTAAGGTGGTCTGACATAAATGACAGATACCTATTGATAGTTTCTTTCCAAGTTTCTCTTCTTTCTTTCTGATCTATCCATCGTGAGTACCGTGATAGATGTATAAAGTTTTGATAATCTGTTGGCAACATGTTCACTTTACCCCCTCTATAAGTTTGTTGAGATACCAAGAAGATTTTAATAAGTCTTCTTTTGGTTTCCCTTTATGTTTATATCTTATAATATACTTCAAAATATTTCCTTTAAGATAACCTCTAAACTCTTCATCAGTCATAGAAGCTTGAATAATATCAATAGCTTCCAACCCTTGCATGTTGTAGTGTTGTGGATGATTAATGATATCCGCTACCATTTGGCGGTCCTTTCGCTTTATTTAACAAATTAGGTAAAAAATCTACAACATTATCTCCCATTTGTTTTAAAATATATTTAGAACCTTTCGTATAAACTTCCATTAAAGATTCTTGAAGTATGCAAAAGAGTCCTTGAGAAATTATAAAAGACATTGATGCTCTTGGATCATCATTGTTAGTTGTGTCAATAACTTTTACATTAAAATAACCGTCATCCACTTCACTTTCATCCTCTAATTCTGTAAAAAGTCCATATTCACTTAAAGGATTTTTTTTAATATCTTCCAGAATAATGTATACTCTGTTAGGTCTTAAATCCCTTTTCTCTTCTTCAAGAATTTCTTTTATTCTTTCTTCTTCTTCTTCTTCTTCATCCATTCTTTCGGTATCCTTTCTTTAGAAAATACAAAACCATTTTTAGTACACCAATCACCATACGTTG